ATAGCAAGAGAAGAAGGCGAACGAATAGATTAAAGAACACCTACCTTAGGCCCATACTCGTTATGGTGTTTGGTGTGGCCGGCTGCTGGCCTGGAGGGATGCCAAAAGTGAGCAAGAATACGTGGAACAACAATGAGAGCTATAGAACTATTTGAGAATTCCCCAGATACTCCACAGGGCAGTCGCACTGAAGATCTCAACCTCGGTAAGCTATGGCTACTAACTACACTTAATCGTTTAGACCTGACAGAGTTTGATAATGTTTACGTATTGGGCTCGTGGTATGGCAGTATGGGTCCATATCTGTTATATAAAAAAATTAAGTTTGATCTAGCTTACCTAATAGATATAGATTCTAAGAACACAGAATGGACTCAGAGATTAAATCGTCAATTAGGCATTGAAGATAGTATTATATCAGTAACACAGGATTGTTGTCAAACACAATTTCGTGGTGATCATATCTTGGTCGTCAACACCAGCACCAACGATATACCCAGTACCGAGTGGTTAGCCAACGTACCCCCGGGCAGTGTTGTGGCCATACAAGGCCGTGATAGCCAACCTGATAATCTTGATAATCTCGCACAAGATATTCGTACATTTGATCAACGCTATCCTTTAGCAAACACACTAGTCTTAGATACTATTGAACTCGTAGGGGTAGACAACAACTCTTACAATCGTTTTATGAAAATTGGAATACGATAAATACTTAATAGAAAAACGGCACGGTAGATAATGCGTTATAGTCAAATAAAAAAAGCCCTAAAAGAAGCAGAGATCATTGATGAAGTATCGATGAGTCCAAGCAGCCTAGAAGCGTTCGCTAACAGTCCAGAAGCTGATGGTATGCTTATGGGTATTGAATTTGAAATGTGCGTACCTAATGCTAGCACAGGTGACCATGAGCCTGAGTGGGAATACGATTACGAATACAACGAAAGCGCACGCGACATCGACGAAATTCTTAACTTCTTCCGCAACGGTGATTTCAGTAACATGAGTCGTAGTGATTCTGAGCGTTATCGTAGTGAACTGTATGACGAATACCTAGACTGGACCAATGAAGCGGCCAATCGCTACATAGACGACAACACTGATGAATTAGATAGCCTTATCCGAGATCGACTAGAAGGTGAAATTGATCGCGATGATGTCGAAGATGCGGCACGCACTCGCTGGATAGAAGCAAACCCCAACGAAGATCCCGACAGTGACGATGCTGATGCAGATATTCGTGTCATAACATTAGAAATGATCGAAGATCGAGTAGATGAATTAATGGCAGATACCAGCAGTAGAGAGTATCAATATGCCTACGATGAAGCACGTCAAGAGATGGAAGATGACTTCCGTAACGGTGGTGATGGTGACGAAGCTGCTTGGTTAGATGATATTGGCATTGGCGATATGCAGGACGCCGAACGTCGTTGGGGCTTTGATTGGCCTCACATGTATGACGCTAACGAAGGCAATGATGGCGATGCAGATGTAGATCAAGTAGCAGATGACTTTTATGGTGCTACTGGATACGAAGCACGTGGGTTTGGTAACTATCACAGTGGCAGCCGTAGTCAACAACAAGAAGAAGGTTACTTTATTATCGAACCCGATGCGTCAATTGATGCCGATCAGGGTGATGCAGGCTTAGAGTTTATCAGTCCAGCAATGCCGCTTAAAGATGGCTTGACTATGTTGAAAAAAGTTAAACAATGGGCTAAGTTGGCAGGTTGTTATACTAACAAATCAACGGGCCTACACATGAACATCTCAGTGCCTAACATGACTACTGATAATCTAGACTATGTTAAACTAGCATTGTTCCTAGGTGACGAATACGTACTTCAAGAGTTTGGTCGCCAGTACAACAGCTACGCTAAAAGTGCCATGAAGATTGTTAAAGAAAAGATTCAGGCTAATCCAGAAAACGCCACAGAATTGTTGGCTAAGATGAAAGAACACCTAGGTGCGGCTGCTAGTAAATTAGTACATAGTGGTATCACACAAAAGTATACAAGTATTAACACCAAAGGTAACTACGTAGAGTTCCGTGGTCCAGGCGGCGATTATCTAAACGAAGACTTACCTAAACTTGTTAATACTGCCTTACGTCTAGCACAAAGCCTGCGCATTGCCACAGACGAGTCAGCATACAAACAAGAATACGCTAAGAAATTATACAAACTAATTAGCCCAGAAGGGGAATGGACTGATCCCAATAACTCAGTAGCATTGTTCAGTCGCTATGCTCTAGGACAGATTAACAAAACAGAATTAGTCAGCAACGTTCGCCAAGCACAGGTAGCACGCAAAGAGAAGAAAGGTGAAGAAGTACAGTACTGGGTTATGAACAAAGACGGTAGTGGTGGTAAACAAATGGTGTTTGCTACCAGTAGTACAGAAGCCATTATTAAAGGTGGCAAACAGATGGGCATGAGTCGTGAAGATAGTATTAGTCGACTCAAAGCTGAACCGTTCGTAGACACGACCAAAGACAACACAGCACCAGCTTCAGTACCACTTAGTTGGATTGATTGGATAGCAGATACATTACCTACGGTTACTGTAGATACCATAAATTCAGTTAGACAACGAATAATAAATGGCGGTGATAATTTAGATGCAGATGCTAGTGGTTGGATAGTTAAACAGATTGACAACGAACTACGTGCGAGACAAGATCAAGGTGTAGTTGATGGTAATGAAACACGTTGGAAGGTTTACTTTGCTCGTGGTAGACATGTAGATCAAGACCCAGTATTTGTCGATGCTGATAGTCCACGTCAGGCTAAACTTAAAGCCGCAGATATATTCATGCGAGAGCAACGGATATCAGTGGGCCTACACGATTTAGAAGCCATTGCTACTACACAAGATGCTGGCCGTCCAGAAGTAACTTGGAATATTATAAACGGGCTAGGTGAACCTGCTGGTACTGTAAACGCAAGAACCAGTGACGAAGCACTACATGTATACGGTAGTGTTAATAATGTCGATACTAGATACTATAGAGCAACACCAGCTGATGCTGCTAATACCACTAGCAGAGAAGTGTTTGACAGTTTAGCTAATAACTGGCAAGAATGGCTTCAAGGTGTTAGTAGACATACCGACGGTAATCTACAGCGTATACTTGATAACATGTCCCAGGGTGTTAATGCTCACTATACTAACTTAACTCTTGACCAAAAAAACTTTATTGTCAACACAGTTAACCAAGAAATACGCCGCCGCAGTGGTAATAACGAATTAGCTGCCAACGCAGGCGGTGCGGAAAATGCAGTGCGTGATAGTTTACCTCAAGCACATCGCGAATGGTTGGATAATGTAGCCGATAAGAGTGACATGGATCTAATTAACGTATTCCGTAATGTCAGCACAACCGCAGTGTTAAATGATCAACAGACCGCTTACTTTAGAGTTATTATTAAACGTGAACTACGTCGTCGTGGTATCAGCGACAGTGAGCGTGATGCTAGCGAACACGGCGCAACTCCAGTACCTAATTATGAGATATATGCGCCAGACAGCGGAGTAGTAGTACACCAATTCCACGCCGACAACGAAACAGACGCAAATAGAAAGTTCAGTGAATTTGAACAGAATTACGAATCAGATTACGATTTCCATCACGAGTATCGCAGAATTGGCCCTGCACAACAGGAATTACCATTGGAACCCGCAGTGCCACAGACTACTGCTACAGATTTTGAAGTTGTAAGAGATGATGGCTCAATAGTATCAAGAATTCAAGGTGCCGATATGGTTTATGCCCATCGTAAAGCACGTGAGTTAGAACAAGACCTAGGCTTAGAAAGTGGTGCGCTAACTGTTAGAGCACTGCCAACAACAAACGAATCTATAAATACTATACGTCGACTAGCTGGATTGAAATAATGAATTTATATGAAATGTTTGACCCTAACGGTCCTAATAAACCATCGCTAATTGATGCCTTGCGTGACTTCTTGCCATTGGCAATCAAATATTTAAAATTAAATCACATTCCTAAAATTAAATTAGTTAAAGCGATTAACGGCGGTGATCAACCAGCGTTCGGTCGCTACTCTGTTGACGATCGAGCTATCGAAGTAGTAGTAAACAATCGCAATCCAATAGATATCTTACGCACCTTAGCACACGAAATGGTACACTATACACAAGGGCAACGTGATGAATTAGATGCAACTAGTGGTCGTACAGGTAGTCCTATTGAAGATGAAGCCAACGCCAAAGCTGGCGTTATTATGCGAGTATTTGCTAAAAAATATCCTAGTTATCTATCATTACCAGCTATTGAAGTTCCTAGTCAGATCGACGAAAAGCGTAAACGTAAAAAGAAAAAGAAAAGTAAACCTATGGGGGTTGGCGGTTATTACGGATACTATTGGGGCGATAACGATAGTAACAGCGGTGGAGATGGTGGCGGCGGCGAAAGTATTACTCGCGAGTCTGACGTTGCTGAAGAGTGGAGCAACAAATACAAAAAGAGTATCAACTGTAGTAACCCGAAAGGGTTTAGTCAAAAGGCTCATTGTGCTGGTCGTAAGAAAGCCAATGAAAACTTTGCTGATGGTAAGGGTCCAGGTCGCCCAGGTGATAGTCAACGTCATGGTATTCCAAAAGGTGCTACTATGGCAGAGTTAGAACAGGCCGCTAAGAGTAAAGGCCGAAAAGGACAGCTAGCGCGGTGGCAGATAAATATGCGTAGAGGAAAGAAAAAATGAAATCAAATGAATTTTTAAAAGAAACTGAAAAGCAAAAAGGTGTTGACGGTAAAGCCTGCTGGGATGGTTATAAGCGCATGGGCACCAAGAAGAAAGGTGGCAAGACTGTTGACAACTGTGTTAAGATGGAAGAATCCAATGATGAGTACGATGACGAAGCCGGCATGGTTGATAGTAATTTAGAAACAATTAAACGTGCCGCTGAAGAATTAGATCAAGTGTTAGGCCAAGATGATAACATGGCTGAATGGGCACAGGAAAAACTAGCAGTGGTTAAGAGCATGTTAGTTGCTGTTAAAGACTATGTAGTTAGTCAAAAATCCACAGGTATAGACCCACAAGTAGACGAAGAGTTTAACATGATTGAATCTGTTATTGAATCGCTAGCAGTGCGTAACCAAGTTGATGCTGAAGTTATTTGGGAAGATTTAGAATCACTTACAGAAGACGAACTATACGTGTTTGCTGTTACGCAAGAGCCAGTAAATGAAGATTGGCAAAAAGTTAATAAGAAAGACAAAACAGACGGCATGAGTAAGAAAGCAGTAGCATCTTATCGTCGCGAAAATCCAGGTAGCAAACTAAAAACAGCAGTGACTACTAAACCTAGCAAACTAAAGCGAGGTAGCAAAGCCAGCAAACGTCGTAAGAGCTATTGTTCACGTAGTAAAGGACAAATGAATATGCACAACATCAGCTGTGCTAAAACACCAGACAAGGCAATTTGTAAGGCACGACGCCGCTGGAACTGCTAAGTGCGAGAACTAATCACTCTAATAGAAGCAGTAAGTCGTGGTTGCCCTGTGGCAACTGCGGACATCCATGTCAATTTAAAAAATAGACAACACGCTATTGATGAGTATCATTATGGTCCTGCCAATCCTAACAAGCCAGAAAACTATTGGAAAGAAGCTGCTAAGGTATTCAACGTTAAAGAAGCCACTGCTAAGACTATGTTATGTGGTAACTGTGCGGCTTTTGATGTTAGTGACAGTATGCGCGATTGTATTGCCAAAGGTATACAAGGCGACGAAAAACACATAGATGCCAATGCCACTATTAATCTAAGTGACCTAGGCTACTGCAACTTCCTGCACTTTAAATGTGCTGGAGAACGTAGTTGTTCAGCTTGGGTAACTGGCGGTCCTATTACAGAAAAAGACAAGGACAAGAAGGCAAACTAATATGAGAGCTACTGAATTTCTTACAGAGAGTAAAGAAAAGTTAGAACTAGCTAAGTTACCTTACGCTAGAACAGCTCTAGCACCTGTATTAAGCAAATCAAACATTGACAATCATTATGGTAAACTGGCCAAGGGCTACGTTGATCGTTACAACAAAGGCGAAGGTGATAAGTCATTTAATGCCGCTGGAGCTTTCCTGCACAATTTATTCTTTCCACAACTACGTGCACCACGTTCAAGTAACCAACCTGTTGGTGCAGTAAAAAGTTTAATAGAACGTAAATTTAAATCATACGATAAGTTCAAAGAAGAAGTTACCGAAAAGGCTATGAAGTTACAAGGTAGTCATTGGATTTATCTCAGCAAGAATGGTACTATCAAAACAATACCAAATCACCAAAAGCGCACAGACATCGCCTTACTAATCGACTGGTGGGAACATGCATGGACTATAGACTACGGTGCAGACAAATCTAAATACTTAAAAAATATTTGGCGTATTATCAACTGGGACGTTGTTAATCACCGACTATGAGTAATTGGGAAGTCTACGTCAAAGAATCCTATGAGCTCATTAAGCGAGCCGAAAATCAACTTACTGTCAATTTACCACACGAAATAGAAGCATATCTAGTACATTTATTTGCCTACTATATGGACAAACCACAGGTCAACACTGTGCCTGTGGGAATTAGATTACTTAGTGCTACCTCTATGCCAGTAACTACCCGTAAAGAAATGTTTAAAAGTGTAGGTGACGAATGCCTACTGATCAACAGCATGGGCTGGGGCAGCCATAAATGGCCTAGTAAAAGCTATTACGCTGATATGGGGCAAATGGCCTATATGAATCGTGCTTATGCAGAACGCCCACCAGAGGGGCTATTTGACGATCTAGCCTACGAATTTACCACTGCTACCCGTGTACTAAGTTGCTGTAAAATAAATTAACCAATCTAATTGACTTAGATAATTATTACGTATATACTATATTTTTAACGAAGGAATGTTCAATGTCATCACGTATGTTTTCAAGCGAGCAAAAAGCCAAACTAACACAAATAGTTACAGAAGGTATTCAAGTACTGCAAGAAGTAGAAGATCTAAACGCAGGACTTAGCGATACTATCAAAGCAGTAGCAGAAGAATTAGAAATTAAACCAGCTATCCTTAAGAAAGCTATTAAGATTGCACAAAAAGCTAAATTTGGTGATACCAACGCTGACCATGAAGAACTTACAGACATCTTAGAAACTGTTGGCCGTACGCTTTAATTGAAAGCTAACTGGTACAAGACTGTTAAGTTTATACAAGCTGACTGGCATGCACATCCTGTAAGATTAACCTTAGAAACAATCAATTGGGTATTGAACGTGGTCATTGCTACATCAGTTAGCCTAACCGTTCCATATACCAATTGGTTGTATGTGTATCCTGTTATTTTTGTAGCGTTAAGTATAAGTATCTTCTCAGCAATTAGTCGTGGCAGTTTTGGCTTATTAATGTCAAGTTTGACCCTATTTCTTATCGATTTGATAGGATTTTATAGGATTTTAGTGTTACAATAAAAGAGTCGTACACTTACGTACATGTAGAACAGTTAGCCAGCTATAAGTGGCAGGAGAGTTATGAGTTATGTAGACGCACTATTCGACCGAACAAAAGATCGTATCTACGTTGTTGAACGCAACAACGGCCAAAGAGAGTATAGAGAATATCCGGCAAATTATGTATTCTACTATGACGACCCTAAAGGTAAATTCCGTACAATTTACGACACACCAGTAAGTCGCTTTAGTACCAAAGTAGGCAAAGAATTCCATAAAGAAGTACGCATCAACGGTGGTAAGAAAATATGGGAAAGTGATATTAATCCTGTGTTTCGTTGCTTTGAAGAAAACTATCTAGGACAACCTGCTCCTAAATTACAAACAGCGTTCTTCGATATTGAGGTTAACTTTGACCCTGAGCGTGGGTATGCGCCCACTAACGATCCATTTAATAGCATCACAGCCATTTCAGTATATCTAGATTGGTTAGACAAACTAGTTACACTTGTAGTGCCGCCAAAAACATACAGCTGGGATACTGCACAAGAGATCTGTGATCAATACGAAAACTGTTTCATGTTTGATCGTGAACAAGATATGCTAGACACCTTCCTTAACCTAATTGATGATGCAGACATCTTAAGTGGTTGGAACAGTGAGGGCTATGATATTCCTTACACCATTGGGCGGATTGTACGTGTATTAAGCAAAGACGACACACGACGTATGTGCTTGTGGGGTCAATATCCTAAGCAACGTGACTTTGAACGCTTTGGTGCTACCAACATTACCTTTGACCTTATTGGTCGTGTGCATCTAGACTATATGCAATTATATCGCAAGTACACATACGAAGAGCGTCATAGTTATAGCTTAGATGCCATCGGTGAATATGAACTAGACGAACGCAAAACACAGTATGAAGGCACATTAGATCAACTGTACAACAAAGACTTTCCTAAGTTTATTGAGTATAACAGACAAGATACCATGTTGCTAGGTAAGTTAGATAAGAAATTACGTTTCCTAGACCTAGCCAATGAACTTGCGCATGATAACACAGTATTACTACAAACAACAATGGGTGCTGTAGCAGTTACAGAACAGGCTATTATTAACGAAGCACACCAACTTGGTATGGTTGTGCCAAATCGTAACCGTGATGAGCAGGAAAATACACAGGCCGCAGGTGCGTATGTAGCAACTCCCAAAGCAGGCATGCATGACTACATTGGCGCAGTTGATATTAACAGTCTGTATCCAAGTGCTATTCGCGCACTTAACATGGGTCCAGAGACTATTGTAGGACAACTGCGTCCTATTATGACCGACCATTACATTAAAGAAAAAATAGAAAAAGGTTCCTCGTTTGCCGATGCATGGGAGGGTTTGTTTGGTAGTTTAGAGTACACAGCGGTCATGGATAGTAAAGCTGGTACAGAGATCACTATCGATTGGGTTAACGGTGGGCATGATGTCCTGAGTGCTGCAGATGTTTGGCGATTGATCTTCGACAGTGGCAAGAACTGGATCCTAAGTGCCAACGGTACTATCTTTAGTAACGATCGCAAGGGTGTTATTCCTGGATTACTAGAGCGTTGGTATGCTGAACGTAAGGAAATGCAAGCCAAGAAGAAGGAAGCCACAGGTGATGAAATTGCATTCTGGGACAAGCGACAATTAGTTAAAAAGATTAACCTTAACAGCTTATACGGTGCTATTCTTAACCCCGGTTGCCGCTTTTTTGATAAAAGGATTGGGCAGTCGACTACTCTTACAGGTCGTACAATCGCCAAACACATGGATGCATACATAAACGAATGTATCACTGGCGAGTATGATCACGTAGGCAAGGCAATTATCTATGGCGATACAGACTCCTGTTACTTTAGCATGTGGCCAGTGGTAAAAGATGATGTTGAAGCAGGTCGTATGGAATGGTCTAAAGACATTTGTGTACAATTATACGATGCTATTGCAGATCAAGTTAACGAGAGCTTTCCGGGCTTCTGTGAACGTGCGTTTCATACTCCACGACGTCAAGGTGAGCTAATCAAAGGCGGGCGTGAACTTGTAGCACTCAAAGGCCTGTTCATTAAAAAGAAACGTTATGCGGTATTGATCTATGACATGGAAGGCAAACGCTTAGACACACATGATAAGCCTGGCAAAGTTAAAGCTATGGGTCTAGACTTAAAACGTAGTGATACTCCAGCATTCATGCAGAATTTCTTAAGTGAAATCTTAATGGATGTACTTACAGGCACCCAACGTGATGCTATTATCGAAAAGATACGTGACTTTAAACTTATATTCCAAGATCGTCCAGCTTGGGAAAAAGGTACGCCTAAACGTGTAAACAACCTAACCAAGTTCACAGCCGCAGAAGCACGTGAAGGCCGTGCCAACATGCCAGGGCATGTTAGAGCTGCTATGAACTGGAATAATCTGCGCCGTATGATGGGTGATAACTATTCAATGCAGATTGTTGATGGTATGAAAACAGTTGTATGTAAGCTACGTGACAACCCATTGGGCTATACCAGCGTTGGATACCCAACAGATGAAGCACATATACCTGCGTGGTTTAAAGAGTTGCCATTTGACGATGATGCCATGGAAACAGGCATTGTAGATCAAAAGGTAGAAAACTTGTTGGGTGTATTGAATTGGAAGATTGCTGAAAATACACAGATTAAAACAACATTTGATGACTTGTTTAGTTTTGAATAATGCGTGTAAGTGATTTATTAAGATACCGCGATGACGTTAGATCTGCAGCAGATCGTATTGATCTAACCTCAGCTATTTCAGATGTCTGTCAACAACTACATCAATTGACTATTACACATCCGTTTGGTATTGTCATTGAGACAGTAGCTGCAATCAAATCAGAATATGAAACTATATCTGTTAACTCTGACTCATTGAGAGGTCAATTGGCCGCACTGTTACCTAATATTGATATAGCTGTAGATGCGCTAGCCAAAGAGTTGCACACTCACAATGAGATAGATTTTTTTAACTTTTACCATAGAACGGAATTTCGAATCGACGAAAATATACTTGAGGTTGTCAAGGGCCATATCTATCAAAATGCACACCATCACTATACTGGCTTACAATTTGGTTGCACTCCGCAGAGCAAAGTATTAACTGGTGAGTTAGTTGCAAACGATCCGCTATATCTATGCGATTTTAGTTCAGACAAAATAGAAGATATAGCCAGTCAGTTTAATGAAGTGTATTATGGTCGCCTAAGAAAATATACTATCATTGATCATAACTTAAGTGTATTACCACAAAATCAATTTGGATTTATATTCAGTTGGATGCTATTCAATTATGCTAATGCAACCTGCATACACGAATACTTAAAGAAGATGTTAGGACTATTACGCCCAGGCGGTAGATTTATATTCAGTTATAATAATTGTGATCTACTCGAAAGCTGCGTACTAGCAGAAGCGGGTGGTATGAGTTATGTTTCTAAACGACAATTACTTTCACTTTGCCAACAAGAAGGATTTGAAATAGTTTACGAATACGATCTACCCAACAACGACGATCATGTGAAATGGATTAGTTGGATTGAAATTAAGAAACCTGGAGAGTTATCCACAGTTAAACGTAGGCAAGTATTGGGAGAAATAAAACAGAAATAATTTTATCAAACCTATTGCAAAACCTAAATACATCATATACAATATATTATCAATGAGGAGAAGTAAATGAGAGACCATCTATTAGACATCGTTAAAAACACTTATGGCTTAGGCAATATCGACCTAGTTAAGGTTATAGGCACGGCACAAGAAACAGGCATCGAAGCCTTAGCTGAAGATCGTAGTGTTATTGTACAAGGTAAACTAAACGGGCCAGTAGCAGAATTTGTTGGCACATTTGGTATGCCTAACTTAGGTAAACTAAGTATTATCTTAGGTATTCAAGAATACAAAGAAAACGCTAAGATCAGTTTAACAACACAAGATCGCAATGGCGAAACAGTTCCAGTAGGCCTACATTTTGAAAATGCCGCTGGCGACTTTAAAAACGATTATCGTTTTATGAGTCAAGAGATTGTGTCGGACAAACTTAAAACAGTTAAGATGCGTTCAGTAAACTGGAATGTAGAGTTTGACCCAACTGTAGCCAGTATCCAAAGACTGAAATTCATGGCCAGTGCTAACAGTGAAGAACTAAACTTTACTGCCAAAACAGAAGGCGGTGATTTAAAATTCTTCTTTGGTGATCACAGTAGCCACGCAGGCAACTTTGTATTCCAAGCAGGTATTACTGGTGCACTAACTAAATCATGGTCTTGGCCAGTAGCGGCAGTTATTAGTATCTTAAACCTAAGCGGTGATAAAACATTCCGTATCAGTGATGAAGGTGTTGCACAGATCACTGTAAACACAGGTATTGCAACTTACAACTACTTATTACCAGCACAAAGTAAATAATGTCGTTAGGTCGTTGGGCTCATTTAGGACATAGATTGGGTGAATGTTGGGTTGATGAAACTCATCATCTCACCTATGTCCACGTACCTAAGAACGCTAGTAGTTTTATCAAAGGTTGCCTAATAGGCTGTTACGGTATGTGGAAGCATAGCGAAACTCTAATGCCTGCTGATCAATACTTAATTGTACTACGTGATCCAATTGAACGTTGGGTCAGTGGCATAGCAGAATATTGTCACAATTCGGGTAATATGATGACAGTCAAACAAGCACTTACACAAATTACATTTGACGACCACACCGAACATCAAGTATACTTTATACAGGGTGTTGATTTAACCAAAGCAACTTTCTTACGTGTAGATGAAAATCTACGTGCTAATCTAGAGCATTGGTTAAAACAATTTAACTATCGCACTAACATTCAAATTGCCTTAGAATACAACACCAGCGAAGGTAGTAAACGAGATTTTATTAATCACTTCACTGAAGAAATTAACAGTAACTCTATCTATCGTGCAAAGTTAGAACAATATTTTGCCGATGACTATAAACTATACAACAGTGTAACCTTTTATGATCAATAATCTACACGTTACCAGTCCGTTCTTAACCACAAGCTCATACAGTATACCGCATATCGGTAACAATGGACAGAGTGCTGGTACTCTACGCTGGAACACTTCGGGTCAACAAATGGAAGTGTTTGATGGTATCACATGGATTAGTATTAATCAAAATGTTACAATTGGTATGAGCTACGAAGCCGATGAAGTCTTGCGATGGGCAGGATTTAAGATGCGAGAAGAAGATGAGCTTAAGGCTAAGATGGAGAAATACCCAACACTTAAATCAGCTTACGAACAGTTTAAGATGATTGAAATATTAGTACACGAGGAAGAACAAAGTGGCACATGAAATAGACAATTTAACAAGTAAACAAAAAGACTATGCTGTCTTTTTACCTGCACTATCGGGCTTTTATGCAACGTATGTAGGTAAACAACGCTTTCCGGATGCTAATGGTAATTTATATGTTGCCAGTACACGTATACCAGCAGACTTTGAAAATGGTATGGAAGGACTTAATTGGCTTAATCCAGATGCGGCATATTTTCCATATCATTGGAGCCTATATTCAGCTGGACACGCCGAACTAGATGTAAACAAGCACAGTCCAAAAGAAGATATGGTACGTAACCGTGATCGTAGTCGCTCGTTTATCTTGGGTGACTCGGGTGGTTTCCAGATTGGTAAAGGTGTGTGGGAAGGCGATTGGAAGAATCCTAACTGTCCTAAAGCACAAAAGAAACGTGAGCTAGTATTAACTTGGATGGACGCATACATGGACTATGGTATGTGTTTGGATATCCCAGCGTGGGTAGCTCGTAGTCCTGCAGGTGCTAAAGCTACAGGTATTAGCACATACGACGAAGCAGTACTAGGCACTTACATTAATAATGATTGGTTTATCAACAACCGTACAGGTGCTTGTAAATTCTTAAATGTACTGCAAGGTGAGAATCACGCAGATGCAGACGATTGGTATGATCGTATGAAGAAATATTGTGACCCTCAACAATACCCAGGCAAGCATTTTAATGGATGGGCAATGGGTGGACAGAACATGTGTGACGTTCACTTAGTGCTTAAACGCCTAGTAGCTATGCGCTATGATAATCTATTACAAGAAGGCATACATGATTGGATGCACTTCTTGGGTACAAGTAAACTAGAGTGGGCATGCTTATTAACTGACATTCAACGTGCTGTTCGTAAACACGTTAATCCTAACTTTACTATCAGCTTTGACTGTGCAAGTCCATTCTTAGCTAGTGCAAACGGTCAGATCTATATTCAAACAGAAACAGAGGATCGTGGTAAGTGGACTTATCGTATGGTACCTAGCGTTGACGATAAAAAGTATGCTAAAGATACACGTAAGTTCAGCGATGCTGTATTACAAGACGGTCGATTTGCTAACTTTACAGACAGCCCTATCAGTAATCGTATTCAAATCAATGATGTCTGCTACTATGCACCCGGTGATTTAAACAAGATTGGTAAAGAAGGTCGCACTAGCTGGGATAGCTTTAGTTACGCTATACAGATGGGCCATAATGTTTGGAGTCATATTAACAGCGTGCAAGAAGCCAATCGTCAATATGATCAAGGTATTACACCTAAGATGTTGGTACAAGAAACATTCGATCGTGTATACTTTAAAGACGTAGTAGATAGTATCTTTGCTGCGCCGGATCGTGCTAGTGCTGAAGAAATTATTGAAAATCATAGCAAGTTTTGGATGCAGATTATTGGCACACGTGGCGCGACAGGTAAGAAAACTGTCAATGCTAGTACTATGTTCAATGACCTATTCGAAACAGAAGAAGTTGAAGAACATCATATCGACGATAGTGGATTTGATGAAGCAGTGTTAGATAACTTAGAAGAGGGATTGGGGGAGTAATATGGATCGCAACAGTTTAGAAGATGAATTAGCAGAATTAGAACAATGCCATCAAAGACTTGACGAAAATATTAAAAGAGGTTATACTAACTATATGGATGATGCAAGTCTGGGTAAGATGAAACAAGAAAAATTACACGTTAAACGTTCAATTGAAAACATTAGAAAACAATTAGGTCTATGAAACGCGAATATACAGAAGGTACAAAAGAAGGAATAACATTCTTCACTGGTGTAGAGATCGAAAAGACTCCTGCATTTGGCATGCGTACACTATTTGTAGTAGGTGTGCATAACCCGCATGATGTTATTGAGCTAGCACAATTTAACGATTGTACACACATCTACTTTGGTGCTAATCAAAGTTTTCCTACACTTGCCACAGACGATGCTGAACAATGGCGTCCTTGGGAACGTATGATTGATCAGTGTTTAGATTCTGAGTATTGGTGTACCCTAGACTTTGATGTTAGTGTAGTACAAGGTATACTAGAAATGCCGGTAATTGGGCATCGTAGATTCATTCCACAGGTAAGTGTTAAAATTCCATACTTGACACAGCTTGGATATAATGCTACAATTAAGTTAGATGATTTAGACTTTGAATATTCTAATCCAGGTGTATGGTGTCATAGCCTACAATCGTTAACCTCTAGAGAAACATTTACTGATTGGGATCAATACAGTAAAGACGAGATTATTAAATGATACAAGCAGAACGTGAACAAATAGAACGTGTTAAATCACAGGCTCGACGTAAGATATGGGTTACTTTTACCAAAGAAGGTATCCATTGTTATCCCGATGCTGCCGTAAACCCATTACTTAAAACTGGAGATCAATATGATGTTTCGTTTCTTGCTAGTCCTCATCGTCACATTTTTCATTTCCGGGTGTCAATCGACGTGTTCCATAATGACAGAGACATCGAGTTCATCCAGTTCAAACGATGGCTTGAAGCCCTGTATGTGGGCGGTACGTTAGAATTAAATTATAAATCGTGCGAAATGATTGCAGATGATCTGTACTTGCAGATCGCACAAAAGTATCCCAATCGTGATATTCACATTGAAGTAAGTGAAGATGGCGAAAACGGGTGTTACATTGAGTACAACTGTACTCGTTCCTACCAAACTGTCACTATTTAAGGAGATTTATTGTGGCATCACAACCTGTATGGCTTAAGAAGTATCTACGTATGAGCCCAGAAGTAACAAAAATTTACAACGACTTAGATGCGTGGATGAACTACTGTCGTTTCCGCATGATCAAGTTCGATGAAGCGGACTTGTATCGTAGTCCGGAGTATCGCGAGTGGCAAGAGCGTCGCAAGAAACGTCAGCAATGGCAACAACGCAACGGCCAACCTACGGGTTATCAAGGTCGTAGATAATGACTGTATTTCTAGTTGATCTAGAAGCAGTTGAAACAAGGTACACGGGCCAGTGGAAGGCTCATGTACCTAAACTCTTAGAGGAGCACGGACATGACGTATATGTTATCGCAGGACCACATGATATTCCTGCTGCTACTACCCCTGGCGCTTTTCTTAATTTTGGTGGCACTAACATCTATAAAGCCAATCAGGTCGAGCAGATGGGTAGATTATTTACGGAAGGAAGGGTTAGGGAGGGTGACCACTTCATTTTTACTGACGCTTGGCATCCTGGGATTATTAACCTTAAGTATATGTCAGAGTTGTTGGGAATACCCGTCACTATTCACGCCCTGTGGCACGCTGGCAGTTACGACCCACAAGACTTCTTAGGACGCTTAATTGGTGATAAGCCATGGGTTAGACATGCTGAGAAAAGTTTCTTTGACGCTGTAGATCATAACTACTTTGCCACACAGTTTCACATTGACATGTTTGTTGAAAACTTGTTAAATGTACCAGCTGGCAAAATTACTAACGTAGCAGGTAGTTTAATGCGTGAAGGTAAAATTGTACGCAGTGGATGGCCTATGGAATATATGCCAGAAACTATTACACCTTATAAGACTACAAAGCGTGACTTGATCTTATTTCCACATCGCATAGCACCAGAAAAGCAGGTTGAGATCTTTAAAGACCTAGCAGTAGCATTACCGCAGTATGAATGGATTGTCTGCCAAGAGCAGAACTTAACCAAAGAAGCGTATCATACTTTATTAGGCGAAGCTAAGATGGTATTCAGTGCTAACCTACAAGAAACATTAGGTATTAGCATGTATGAAGGTGCTCTAACTGATGCTATTCCTATGGTGCCAGATCGTTTAAGCTACAGTGAAATGTATGCTGAGATTTGGAAGTATCCTAGTGAATGGACTAGCTCATACAGCAGTTTCTTACATCACAAGAAAGACTTATGTGATAAGATTGTAGAGTTTATGACTGACTATGATGAATATGCTAAGTTAGTTCCACAACAAGCACGTAGTCTACATCACGATTTCTTTTCAGCAACTAAACTATTAGCTAACATTAAATAATGTTTGTCGACAATCTACTCACAGACAATGTACACTATATCTACAGTCCGTTATCTTTATTAAACAGTGACTGGAGATGGGATGATGCTAAATTTACGAACTTACCCAAAGATAAATTCATTTTAGTAAATTGCTCTAGTGAGAATTGGGGCATGGGTTCATTTATCGAAGACTTATATAATAGATTATACCAATTAAATCTTAATTTTTTAATTTTATCACACTTGCCCAGCGATCACCTAAAAAAATCAAAGTTAATATACTATCCATACTGGTATCATTATTCTGTTGGATTTTTTAACAAAACTTATCAGACTAACATATCTTTGGATTATAAAAAATATAAAATATCTTGTCTTAATCATATGCCTAGAGCACATAGAATTTATAATTATTTTCTATTAAAAGATAAGAATTATTTTAACGATTGTATCACTTCTATGTATTCTGACAACGGGACTCTTGTCAAGAGAGATGATGATTGTTCGATGCCACAAGAAGTTTTAATTTGGTGGGATCAGTATAGTAGCAGTTTATTGTCTAGTTTAGATCATGGATTTGATAATAATCTAATACACGAAGCGTTCAGTGATTCATATATAAATTTCGTTACCGAAACTACTGTAAGTCAAAGACTGTTTATTACAGAAAAAACTTGGAAACCTATCGCTAGTGGACAATTATTTATAATACTCGGTGCTCCTAATATAATAGATCATCTTAGAGAGCAAGGAGTAGACACATTTGACGATATCATTGATCACAATTACTATGACCAAGAGCAACACTTTGAGACTAGGTTAACGAAAATACATAATTTATTAGATTCATTGTCAATATTGGATCTACAAGCTATTAATGAAAAAACTAAGATGCGTCGATTGCTGAACGCTGAAAAATTTTTCGCAGGAAAATTTAATACAAAATATTTAAACTTAAATGAGTACCTTTAACAAGATAGCAGAATTTGAACAGGCATTGGGTGAGCTTACGGGCGCACCTTATGTGGTTATGACTGATTGCTGTACACATGCCTTAGAGTTATGTTTACGTTACGACAAGCCCACTAACTGTTCGTTTACTGCATATACCTATCTAAGTGTACCGATGACTATGCGCAAGTTAGATATTGACTATAGATTAATTCCAGAAGACTGGACTGGTGAATATCAACTACACGGTACTCGTATTTGGGATAGCGCACGTAAGCTACAGTTAGGCATGTATCGAAAAGGTCAAATGCAATGTTTGAGCTTTGGGTATAGTAAACCTTTAGATATCGGTCGTGGTGGTGCCATCCTATTAGATGACAAACAAGCCTACAATACTTTAATTAGACAACGCAGTGATGGACGTGACTTATCGATTAGTCCGTGGGAGTCACAGAAGGTATTTGATGTTGGATATCACTATCGCCCAACTATAGAAGAAGCTGTACGTGCATTAGAACTACTACCTACAGTAGATCAAGAACCTAAGTACGTTAAATATCCAGACCTACGTGAAATTATTATCAAATAGTTTGACTAAACCTAAATAAACATGTTATACTAATTTATGAACTGCCAATCCACTGGCTTAACATCGGAGACTTTATGTCAAAATACACAGTAAGCGAAGGTATTCGCAACAACTTAAAAGCAAGCAACAAACGATTCTGGGCAGGCGACAACATCTCAGAATACATCACAGACGAAAACAAAGAACTATTAATTGATGAAGCGACTGAAGCATTCGAAACAGTCTTAGATACTTTGTTAATTGATCGTGAAAACGATCCTAACAGCCACGGCACAGCCAGACGACTAGCTAAGATGTACTTCAATGAGATTATGGCAGGTCGTTATGAGCCTAATCCAGATGCTACAGCATTTCCAAATGACAGCGTAGATCGTTATGAAGGTATGTTGGTAGTACGTAGTGAACTACGCAGTATGTGTAGTCATCATCACCAACCAGTTAAAGGTGTAGCTTATATTGGTATTATTGCCGCTAGCAAACTTATTGGTTTATCTAAATACACACGTATTGCACAATGGTGTGCTACACGTGGTACCTTGCAAGAAGAGCTATGTAATGATATTACTCGTGAAATTATGAAGGCCACAGGAAGTGAGAACGTTGCTGTGTATATTCAAGCAACGCATGGTTGCTGCGAAAATAGAGGCATTATGGCACATAGTAGCTTAACGCAAACAACTGTGCTCAAGGGTGCATTTAAAACAGATCCAGATACTAAGAAAGAGTTTTTTGATAATATTAAATTGCAACAAGAGTTTGCACCTAGATAAGGAGAGTAACATGAATTTAAAAACTATTTGTAAGGAATATTTCTTCGATTGGAGTGACAAGAAATTAGATAAAATTTCTGAGTTGTTTGCTGATGAAATTTTCCTGCGCGACTGGAATGGTGCAGCATTTACTAAAGAGCAAGCAGTGGCATTTAACAAAAATATCTTTGACAATGTCGATACCTGTGTAGCATTGCCGTTATATATGTATCAGGATGGTCTTACTGTGGCTTGTAGATTGAATGTTTACATTAATAAAGAAAATGCATTCGAAGTAATGGATCTTATTACATTCAACGAAGAAGGCAAAATAGTTGAGTTATTAGCGTTTAGAGGATTCTAATATGCAGGTAAGAGCAACAAATGGTAAGTTTGGGTCATGTGGGTGCGGCCGTAGTATTACAGGCGAATGTGACGGTAGTCATAGTTATACATCAGAACAATGGGCTAAAATACAAGAAGCACGTGCGCAGGATCAATTCTTAAACGAAACAGCAGACGACAAGAATAGAGGTAGTGACAATGATTTGGTTTAATAAACTAATTACAAAATGGGCAGAACGTATTCATCATCGTCAGCTGGATGACATGGTGGTGCCCGACGAGTTGCTATCAAAGCGTAGTCGTCGTAGCAATAAACATAGTATAGGTATTAATTCTACTCCACGCAGAGTAGAACATAACTATGATGATGAAAGTGTTATTAATTTCAAAGTCTACGGTGCTAACGGTGGCAAGATTGTAGAAACATCACGTTATGATGATAAGAAAGACACAGAAAGCATCAGACGTTATGTAATTGACGAGAACGCCGATTTGGGCGAAAGCCTAAGCAAAATTGTCACTATGGAATACCTGCGTTGATCCCATTGCCACCCAAAGTTACTATTAACTATGAAGTAACTATTATGGTTGATGAACTAAACGTCGATATACTTAAATGGTATGTTGATCAAGGGCAAAATATATCCTGCAGAATATGGCATGATCATCGAGGACAGCCACATGAGGTTTCTGTAGTACAGTACGGGCAAGGTAGGCCGAGTCATAAAACTAACGATAGCAGTAATCAGCATCTACTTAGATTTCGCAAAGAAGATGCAGGTGCTGCATTAATGTTCTTAATGACGTTTAATAAACACGTAACGCAACACAATATGAGAGAGGTGGACAAGTATGTCTATTAGGAAAGAGTATTACACCTATCAACAAATCACTGAAATGGTTAACGATATTTCATTTCAAATGTACAAGGACAACTGGCGTCCAGATTACATTGTAGGATTAACCAGAGGTGGCTTGGTACCAGCTGTGATTATGAGCAATGCATTGGGTATTCCAATGGAAACACTTAAGGTCAGTCTGCGCGACAGCGATAGCGAGTCCGAAAGTAATCTATGGATGGCAGAAGATGCGTTTGGTTATGATTACCCAAATGAAATAGTTGAAACCTACCCTACTTCAATATACGGCGAAGAAGGACAAGGTAAAAATATTCTTATTATCGACGATATTAACGATACTGGTGCTACATTAGATTGGATTAAACAAGATTGGCAAAGTAGTTGCATGCCCAACAGCTCAAAGTGGTTGCAAGTTTGGGGTAATAATGTTAGAATAGCTGTATTAATTGATAATTTATCTAGTGACTTTAGTGGCAAGGTAGACTATTCAGCTAAAGAAATTAATAAAGCAGAAGACGATTCATGGATCGTGTTTCCTTGGGAAAGATAATAATGATTGCCGATAAAACACAAGAAGCATTGATTATTCTACAAGAAGAATGTGCCGAAGTCATACAAGCAGTTAGCAAATGCCATCGTTTTGGTCTAGACAATGCACATAAGTCCGGTGCCTCACAGCGAGCTAACTTAGAAATGGAAGTAGGTGACATGCTGGCATTAGTGGATATTTTAGTTGAGCAAGGTATTTTAGATCAAGACGGATTAGAACTTGCTATGGATAAAAAGAAAGAAAAATTAAAGATATGGTCAAAATTATATGAAACTTAAAGTCAGTGAAATATTTTATTCAGCACAAGGTGAAGGCCGTTTTGTAGGCGTACCTAGTGTATTCCTACGTACATTTGGCTGTAACTTTACCTGTAGCGGGTTTGGTATGACCAGAGGTACTGCTAGTCAAGAAGCAGACGAAGTTGCTAAAACTGTACAACTGTACAAAACATATGAAGAACTTCCGCTGGTCAATACAGGCTGTGATAGTTATGCATCATGGCATCCAAAGTTTAAAAGTTTAAGCCCAACCTACGAAACATCTGAAGTAATTAGTAAGATGCTGGCCCTAACACCTAACGGTCGTTGGGCACAAGACAATGGCAATGATGTACACTTGGTAATTACAGGTGGCGAGCCGTTGCTAGGTTGGCAGAAAGTATATCCCGAGATGTTAGAAGCAATCGAGATGCGTGATCTTAAAAACATCACGTTTGAAACTAACGGCACCCAGGAACTCAGCGAAGACTTTATAGCATATTTGAAAGAATGGGTAGGTATTCCGAGTATTACACAGCGTGAAATTACATTCAGTGTTAGTGCTAAACTAAGCCCGAGTGGTGAGAAGTGGGAGGATGCTATCAAGCCAGAGATTGTAACTAGCTATCAACAGGTAGGACGTACATATCTTAAATTTGTAGTTGAGAATCCAGACGACTTTGAAGAAGTAGAAGAGGCAGTAGCAGAATATCGCCGTGAAGGATTTGAAGGTGTTGTATACATTATGCCTGTTGGTGGTGTTGTTAGCGTTTACAACGGCAACAAGTTTAATGTAGCAGACGAAGCTATGTTACGTGGTTATTATTACAGTCCAAGATTACATGTTGATCTTTGGGGTAACTCATGGGGCAAATAATGGAAACACATAAGCGTACATTAGTGCGCATGATTAGTTATCGCATTACTGCGTGGGTGTTTACAATCTTCTGGACATACTTATACACTGGTGATCTGGCACACAGCACAGGGTTTGCTACCCTGTTACATATATTATTAAGTGTAGATTATTACATCCACGAGCGTATTTGGTTAAAAGTTAAATGGGGAATGAAATGATTAAACGATTTATTAAATGGTTAAAAGAATGGCGAGATATTTTTAACGACCCTAGTGCTTGGGATGATAGTAATGACCCATGTCCGTATAAATGTAATTGTAAAGATAAAAAGGAAAAAAATTGAGTTATTTATTTACAAGTGAAAGTGTTAGTGAAGGTCATCCGGATAAAGTAGCAGACGCGATCAGTGATGCAATTTTAGATCTAGTTATGACCCACGAAGATGCAAGTATGCGTGTTGCCTGCGAAACTTTAGTTACCACTAACCGTGTTATTGTTGCAGGAGAATACAAGAATGTTGCTCTACATGAAGCACAAATCGACAGTGTCGTACGCAAAACGATTAAAAACATTGGTTACGAGCAAGCAGGGTTTGATTGGCGTACAGTTGAGATCACTAACCTACTACACGGGCAAAGCGCAGACATTGCACTAGGCACAGATACATTTGGTGCGGGTGACCAAGGTCTGATGTTTGGTTATGCTACAAACAAGACACCTAACTACATGCCGGCAACTATTTACTACAGTCACAAAATTGTTGAAGCACTAACAAAGTTACGTAAAGAAGGCGCTACTTGGTTAGCCCCAGATGCTAAATCGCAGGTGACTTTGCAGTTTAATGACGATCATTCTATTAGTCATGCTACTAAAATTGTATGCTCAACCCAGCACAGCGAAGACACAGACATTGCTACAGTACGTGAAAATGTAGAGAACATTATTAGAACTATCTTGCCAGCGGAGTTGATTACTAGTGATACAGAGTTTTTAATTAATCCAACTGGTCGTTTTGTTATTGGTGGGCCAGATGGTGACACTGGACTTACAGGGCGTAAGATTATTGTCGATACCTACGGTGGTAGTTGCCCGCATGGTGGCGGTGCGTTCAGTGGTAAGGATCCTACTAAAGTAGATCGTTCAGCAGCTTATATGGCTAGGTACTTGGCTAAGAATATCGTGGCCAGCGGCAAGGCTACACATGCCACAGTACAGTTATCGTATGCCATTGGTGTAGAACAACCTATGAGTGTGTATGTTGATAGTGACGGAAATAATTATGAGTTAACAGCTTGGATAATTACCAATGTAGATCTAACTCCTAGGGGCATTATTAACAGATTTAAACTATTCCGCCCTATCTACAGTAGTACTACTAACTATGGACACTTTGGTAAGGATGGCTTACCTTGGGAAGAGTTGGATTTATTTTAAGGATTAAGTATGATTGAAAAGAAACTTTGGGATAGTATTGATGGCAGTATTCTAAAAGGCCTGCCTAATGCGGCTAAGGGCTACGAGCAACGCATAAGTATTCCGGAATTTACATTTTTAGGTGGGGCTAATCAGCCCGACTTCGGCGACGTTACTATTTGGTTTTACGGCGATAGTAAAACTATTGAATTGAAGAGCCTTAAACAGTATCTATTCCAATATCGCGATACTAGACTTAGTTATGAACGTGCATTAGATGTAATGTATAAGCATCTTAAGGCTGTTTATGAGCCAGATCGCATACGCATAGAAATTGATTATCGCCCTCGCGGCGGTATAAGTAGTAAACTAACAGTTGATTCAGACTGGGGCCACTTAGGTGGAACTGATAATGTTTGGCAACACCACAAGGATTAATAATATGGATTTTAAGAATCTATTTAAAACTAAAGCAAAAAAAGCAGCAGAAGCCCGTGAACTGGCAGAAGCGCAGGCAAAACTCGAAGCCGAAACTGCCCTAAAGAAAGCTGAAGCTAAAGCTAAGAAAGCTGAAGAACTAGCTAAAAAGAGTGATCCAAAGGCTCTAGCAACTGCGGCTGGTGAGCCGTGGGTAAATGTATTAGGTATCGAAGTAGACCCAGAAAATCCAGGGGCGGGTGCATTTGAATTGGATTGGAACGATGTTTTTGTGGCACGTTTAATCAAAAGTGGCTATCAAGGTAAAACTGATGCTGATGTTGTTGATAACTGGTTCCAAGATGTTTGCCGACATGTAGTTATGGAAACATACCAACAAGAGCAAGCAGATCCAGATAAACGCAACAATGTACAACCAATCCAACGTAAAGATATTGGTGGTGGGAAAGCAGAATTTAGTTAATATTGTAATCACATTAAATACTATGCAAGTCCAAATTTTATAAAGGGTAGTGTATGAAATTAATCTTAGCAGTATTATTATTAGGTAGTTGTATCACAGCAAATGCTAATCAAGCATTGGCACAGAAAAGTGGTTGTCTAGCATGTCACGCAGTTGATCAAAAAATCTTAGGCCCAGCGTATAAAGACGTTGCTAAGAAATATAAAGGTCAAGCTGATGCAGAGGCTAAACTAATTGCCAAAGTTAAAAAAGGTGGTAGTGGAGTATGGGGTCCTATTCCAATGCCGCCAATGAGTCCACAAATCAAAGACGAGGATATTAAAACCCTTGTTAAATGGGTGTTAACGCAGTAATCTAATAAAAGGCATAGAAATATGCCTTTTCTCTTGACAAAACTACCAAATGAAAGTATAATTACTACATGAGATACTTAATCGTAGATGCAGCAAATACATTTTTCCGTGCTAGACACAGCGCACATAGACAAAGCGATACTTGGGATAAGTTAGGCTTTGCTATACACGTTACTCTAGCATCAATTAACAAAGCATGGCGCGATCAAAAAGCAGACCACGTTATCGTGTGTCTAGAAGGTCGTAGCTGGCGTAAGGACTTTTATACTCCGTATAAAGCCAATCGCGCTGTGGCACGTGCTGCCAAGACTGAAGCAGAGCAAGAAGAAGAACAATTGTTCTGGGACGCCTTTGATGCACTCAAGGTATTCATCAATGAGCGTACTAACTGCACAGTACTACAACATGGTGAATTAGAAGCCGATGATCTTATTGCAGGATTTATACAAGCACACCCACATGATCATCACACCATTATCAGCAGTGACACGGACTTTTATCAATTACTAGCAGAAAACGTTAATCAATATAACGGCATTGCAGATGAACTACACACAATTGAAGGTATCTTTGACAAAAAAGGAAAACCTGTTCTCGATAAAAAGACTAAAGAGCCCAAGAAGATTCCTAATCCTAAGTTTATCCTGTTTGAAAAGTGTATGCGCGGTGACCCTACAGATAACATCTTTAGTGCATACCCAGGTGTGCGTACTAAAGGCACTAAGAACAAAGTAGGTCTAGAAGAAGCGTTTGCTGACAAAGATCGACAGGGTTATGCTTGGAATAACCTCATGCTACAACGTTGGACTGATCATAATAGTGTTGAGCATCGTGTATTAGATGATTATCAGCGCAATGTGCAACTAGTAGACTTAACTGCACAACCTGCAGATATTAAAGACAAGATCTTTGATTGTATTAAAGAGAATGCACAGCTTAAAACACGCGGCAACGTTGGTGCATACTTCCTTAAATTCTGCGGCAAGTATGACCTAGTTAAACTTAGTGATAATGCACAGCATATGAGTGAATGGATGAAGGCGCCGTATCCGGAACAAAATGTTACCATGTTCCACCTACAAAATAGTTGACATTTTGGTTAAATGACTGTATAATAGCATTTAACAATTAAGAAAGATAACTATTATGATTTATCATTGTTTAAATTGTGGTGCTGATTTACCATCTGGGGATCGGATGCATATCTGCCCTGCGTGTCGACAAATTGCTGCTATAAACAAAGCTAGTGATACAGCAAGCTCGAGCAGAGGTGGTGGTGGCTATTCTTCATCAGGTAGTAGCAGTCGTAGCTATTCTTCTTCAGGTGATTTTAGCGATATGAGTGCTTGGTTTATCTTATCAGCATTTCTTATATTCGATGCGTATCATCATTTTGCTATTTTAAAGTTTGTCTGGTTTATGGCAAAAGTTAGTGTGTATTTGTTTTGTTTAGGTTTCTTTTGGGCATCACCTGCAAGTTTTGGCATTGGATCATAATTGATAGACAAAAATCAGAAGTACTTGGCATTAGATTTAGAGCTTAACCAACCGAGTGGTAAGATCATTCAGGTTGGCATTGCCATTGGTAAAGCAGATGACCGTTTTGAAAACTATTTTACTAAGAAATGGTATATAAATCCAAACGAACCAATTAGCCAATTTATTATTGACCTAACAGGTATTACAGATAGCGATATTAGTGCTAATTGTGTTAGTCACGAAACCGTAGCTAGAGAGTTAGGCGCACTGATCAAAGAACATAACTGTTTTGTCAATCCTGTTACTTGGGGCGGCGGTGATAGCGTAGAACTCTTAGAAGAATTTAGTAAGCAGTGCGTTGACTTCCCCCACTTTGGTCGTCGTTGGATTGATACTAAAACGTTCTACACCTTATTGATGTTTGCTCGAGGCAAGAAGCCAAGTGGCGGACTAGCTAGTGCTATGGGCTACTTCAAACTGCACTTCAAAGGTGATGCGCATAGAGCGGACGTTGATGCGGCTAATACCTTAGCATTGTTTTTTAAGTTAATTGATCGTCAACGCAAACTAGAAAACCTAACCGAAGATGCAAAAAGTATTTAAAATTTTAGTTTTACTGCTAGCTATTAGTTTGATAGGGTGTGTCACACCAGAAATAACTAAGATTGGCGAGCAGGACTATAAAGTCGTGGGTAAACTTCATAAAGAAGAATACGATGAAATAATTACCATAGTTCGACAACATCCCAACCAACCGTTAAATTTTTATGTTACATCAATTGGCGGTACCAGTGAAGATTTGTTAGATGCTATGGACACTGTACATCAACACGGTTTGGTCAATTGGTATTCTGTAGATTACTGCGACAGTGCCTGTGCTATCATGGCCTTAGCTACACATCACGCCAATGGTGAGTTTAAACTACATTCGTTCTATTCTCATAGTCATCATCAGGTACTTGCGGCGCCAGAATATAATGAACGTATACTAAAAAAGTTAAACTCATATGGATATGACACTGATCGTATACATCATATGTTTGACAGCGTAGAACATTTATGGCCAATAATTATTGAAGATGGCAAAATAATCAATTGACTTTACAGAAAAACCTAAATATAATAGTAAAATAGACAAGGAAAGAATATGGCACACGTAATTGATAAAACATTTGAATTCTGTTATGGACACAGAGTACACACACAACGACTTAATGGCGAGTATGCAGCAGACTTAAAGTGTGCCTGTCGTCACCTACACGGACACGAAGGTAAGATGCAGGTGTTCTTAAAGAGCCCGACTGGCGTTTTAGATCCAACTGGTATGGTAACTGACTTTAGGCACCTAGAGTGGTTAAAGAAGTGGATCAATGAATACATCGATCATCAGTTTATGCTTGACGTTAACGATCCGTTGTTTGGACAGTTAATTGGCTCACGTACAATGATTCCAGTATACATTCCAGAAACAGACAAGTATGCAGGTAGTATACTTGATTTAAGTGACTTAGAACCAAACACACCAGAGTATGAATACTTCGAAGGTTTCTTTATTGTAGACTTTGTTCCTACTAGTGAAAACTTATCTAGTTGGATGGCAGAGTTAGTAGATGCTAAGATGAAGAAACTAAACGTAACAGTAGATCGCATTGACTGGTGGGAAACTCCTAAGTCACGTAGTACGTTTATTAGAGGCTAATTATGAATACCACTGTCTTTATCTTACTGGCATTATTTGGCATTAAACATTTTATTGCTGACTTCTTAATGCAGTATGACTATATGCTTAGAGAAAAAGGTATCTACGGTGCCACAGGTGGTGTTCATCATGGTCTAGTAC